GCGGGGGAGCCATCGCAGCAACGAGGGCCGGAGGGGCCGGCAACGGCTCGCGGCGTGGGAGCTCAGGGATCGGCGAGTGCAGCTCTGCAACCTCGGCAAGCGTTGCGGTCTGTCGCTGAAACTCAGTCCGCGGGCCCGGGCGCACATCGCGCCAATGCCAGAACCGTTGTCCGGGACTGTTGATCAGCTGGCAATAGGCGCCCTCTTTATTGGAGTCCTTGATCACGGCCTCATGCCAGCGCTCGCCAGCTCCCGCATGACTGATGAGCCGAACCTCGATGATCATTTTTCGCCGAAGGTTATGGAACTTTTGCTGGTTCGTTAGCTCGGGCGCGTCACCTCGAAATTCAGCTGTCATCATTGAAGGCTCCCTCTGTTCGGGGACTCCAATTAGCCCCGTAGCTATCTGGCTACTATGTGGCTCATAGACTTGTCAAATACGCAATTGACAATAGTGTCGCAATTCGATCCCGACACATCCGATAGGATTGTGGAGGCGAAGCGCAACACGCTTAGCGTGCGTGTCGTGCGCGAGCCGAAACAGAGCGCGCTAGCGAAGACGCTACGGGAGCCGGAACATGCTGGATCCGAGGCGCGAAAACCGCCGCTATCGCTTCCGAGATCGAGCGCACGACCGCGACACGGAGGCCCGCGCTAACCGCCCACTCATGCCAAGCTTGCTGCGCGGGCGTGAGCCTTCCGCCTTCGATCTTCACCTCTAGCCACGTGTAAACGGCGGGCTCTCGAATCACTAGCCAATCGGGCGTTCCGTTCTCCGCGCAGTGGATAAAGCGCTTCGTAGCGCCATAAAGGGCCGGAATGATCCCCGTCTGCACGCGAATCACCCGGCACCCCTTGGCGCGTAGCGCTTGGCGGATCCCCTTGCTGAGATCCGTTTCGTTCATCGCTTCGTTCGCGTCGGTTTTTGGCGCTGCTTTGAGTAAGCGATCGCTACGGCCTGCTTTGCTGGCTTTCCCGCTGCGATCTCTGTCCTCACGTTGCTTTGGAACGCTGCCTTAGACTTGCCTGATTTGAGTGGCATGATCCTATCCTCCGGTGTTATGCTGCCTCTAACTCATCGGAGTTATCTCCGAACGTTGCTGCGTTCGCGTCCCAAGTGAGCGGGGCAGTGAACCCGCTTGGTCCGTTTTTGATCTTCGCTACGAAGAAAGATCGAGCGCGCTCATCGACCTGTTTGCGCCCGTCAAAGTCGAGCTCCACGCGATCCTCCATCTCGCCATAAAGCCCAACCTCGGCCGCGTGGATAATGTCATCGGCCTCGCGCATCTTGAGTTTCCCATCAGCCCCGCGGGTTACTTGCGAGGTGAGGATCCCGGCTGCCCCCGCGGTCTTGATCGCATCGGTGAACAGGCGCGAACAGTGAATGATCTCAGCGCGGCGATCCTGATGCTTGTGTGCCGATCGAAACGCTTGCAGATAATCGACCATCACGATCCAGCGATCGGGCGGTACCTCGCTAGCCGTGAGCACGCTCCGGATGTCGGCCGCGAGCGATTCGACGGCGCGCCCGATCCCATTCACGAAGAGCGGATGCGTTGGGATCTGGGCTCGCGCTGCCCGCACGCGTTCGCGCTCGAAGGGCAGCAAACGAGCCTCACGCATGCGCCACGCATTCACGCCCGCGAGCCCGCCTAGGATGCGTTGCATGTAGAGGGCGAAAGGGTCTTCGCCCGACACGATCAGCACGCGCCGATCGGTGCCAATGGCGCGCCGATACAGCGCACACAAATAGGAGCTCTTGCCCCAATTGGTCGGAGCCCCGATCGCCCACACATCGAGGGGGCGTAGCCCGCCTGTAGTGCGATCCAGCGAAGCCGAGCCGGTCGGGCACCCAAAGACGCGGGGCTCGCCAAACACCCGCGCTAGCTCGGCATCGGCCCCGTCCGTGCTGAGCTCAGCCGTTACCGCTCCGAGCCCATCCGCGGCCCCTAGCGCGGCCGCAATGCCCGCTTTTAGGTCGGGCAGGCTCCGGGCCTCGGCCGTCATCCTGAGCGCGTTGGAAACCCCGCCATGGAGCCGGCCGTAGGCCACATCCGCCCGGAGCTCGGCCAGCGCTTCCCAGGGGTCGAGCACGACCGGGCAGCCGTGCACGATATCGGCGATCGCGTTGGCCCCTTGCTGCACGGAGCCCGCACCTAGCCCTGGGAATAGCTCTAGCTGCCCCATGCGGCGCATTTCGAGCGTTAGCCCGGTATCCGTGAGGGCCGGCCCCCGAGCGGCCATTAGCTCGGCCATGGCCCGATGGGCGGGCAGCAAAAACAAGTCGGGCTCGGGCTTCCAAGCGGCTTTAAACCGCTGATCGTAAAACCACGCGCTCAGCACGCGTTCAGCGAGCCGGAGCCCGTCTAGGGCCTCGCTCACGCGAGCCCCAACATGCGATCAATCTCGGCCTTTGTGGCGTGGTGCCCGTTTTTCGGCGGAGCCGGGAGGGCTGGAAAGGGGGAAGATTTGGCCGGGCGCGCGTTGCGCAACCAATTGCGAAACGTCGCGTCGGGATCGTGCTTCGGCGTGCTGAACTCGTGATCGCGGAACTTGGCTAGCTCTAGCTCGAAGGGGACGCAGCATTCGGAGGCGATCTGCCGGTGCTGCTCGGTCGGTTGCCAGCCCTCCGGCACGCGGCGCCAAGTCGGGGCCTTTACCCTTTTCGGCTTCCGTTCGGCGCGGGTCTCGCGCGCGCGCTCTCTCTCTGGATCTTCTGATCTTAGATCTGAGATCAGAGAGAGAGATCCCCCCCCTACCCCCCCCATTTCGTTCGAGCCCTGTTCGGCTTTGTTCGGGTTCGTTCGAGGGTGTTCGGCGTTCGAGCTCCGTTCGGGTTCGTTCGAGTCCGTTCGGGTCTGTTCGGTGTTCGAACGGTGTTCGGGTGCGTTCGGGGGCTGTGCTGTGCCGAATCGCTCCCGGCGGGCTTGGGCGCTGGCTTGGCCGGCGGCTTTCGCCATGGCGGATCGCGACCGTTTGAGCTCAATCGCAACACCTAGCGGCGCCAGCCTAGCGGCGATTTGCAATAGGGCTTGGAGATCTTCAGTGGGGAGTTTTGCAACGATGATCGGATCTAGTTCCATCGGTTAGCCCTCTCTGAGTTTCACGTGAAATCCGCCTACGCATTCGCTGAATGTGTCGACCACCCCGAGCGCTTCGAGCTGCAAGAGCACGGCCCCTAGCGACGCTAGGCGCCACGATCGGAGCTCGGGGCGATGCTCTGCCCACCACGCGATCGCGGCGCTGAGAGCAGGCGCTAGCGGCCCGCCATGCGTGCCCCCGGCATAGAGCCAGGTAAGGACCTGGATCCGCCTCGCGATGCGCAAGCCGTGCCCCCCATCGGGCTCGTGCATGAGATCGTCCGTGAGCCCGGAGGCCTCGAACAAATCGTCATCGATCAGGATCATTTAAATAGCCCCTCTTGCTTGAATGTCACCCGCTCGGGTGATGCTTCGAACAGGCTCATTTGCTCGCGCGTCTTGGCCACGCGCTTCGCTGAGATCTTCGCGTGCAGCTCCGAGCGGTCGAGCCCGATCGATCGCCTGCCCATGTGTTTCGCAGCGGCTAGCGTGGTGCCTCCGCCGCAGAACGGATCGACGATCAAATCACCCCGGCGGGAGTAGTCCCCAACGATCGCGCACATGGCTTTAAAAGGCTTGCCGCCTACGATCCGGCTCGACCCACCCTTACGGTTGAAATCACGCTCCGCCGATTGCACGTATGCACCGGGCAACGTGCCCCATTTCGAATAGGGCGCACCACGCGGGCGAGCGACCACGATCCAGCAAGTCCACGAGCTAGGGCCATCGCCGCACACTCGGATGCGCCCTCCGAGCTCCACGAGCGGGAGCGGCGCGAACACATAGAGCCCGGCTTGCTCGAAGGCGCTAGCCCATTCGGGCGCGAGCACATCGTCCGTAATGCTCACGACCCATCCAGCGCAAAGGGGGAGCCACACGCGGCAAAAGAGATCGATCTTTGGCCCGTCGAAATGCGGGTAAACGATATCGCGCCGCATCGCCGCATCGCCGCTCTTGCTCGCGTAACGGATCTCGGCGGAGTCGAGCCCACGAGCGCGTTGCGCGCGTGCGAACGATGCCGCCCGCTCCGTGGTGAGCTTGCCGTTCTTGTGCCCCTCGTGAGTCTTCGCGCTGAACGGCGCATCGAAGATCAGGGCATCGGCGCGTTGCCCCGCCATCGCCTCGATCGCAGCTTCGGCGCTGAGGCAATCGGCAACGTGCACAGCCGACAGAGGATCGGAGTGCACGATCATTTGCGGCCCCGCTCGGCCGCTTCGATGTTGCCTAGCAACGCTGCGAAATTGTCTCGCCAGATCCGGAGGTGATGGGGCGTTAGCCGCTGGCGCTGCCCGCCGGGGAACTGCACCACTACCTCTGAGCCCTCGATCCAGGCCGACATAGCGCCAGCCTGGACAGCCCCCCTGGCCGCCCTCTCAGCGGCCAGATCGATCACGCGCGGCCCCCTCTGCCGCGTCACGCAACGCCCCCATTTCGACGGCGGCGCCGCGGGCTAAAGCGGCTTAGTGTTGCGGGGTGGCAGTGTGGCCCGTTGCAGGCCGCTTTTTGCTCATTTTCCTCGGGAATTCCCGGGAAAACAGTGCTTGACCATCTAGTAGGATGCTCGGGCTCAGTTTTGCCCTTTTTCTCGGGGTTTGTGCCACCCTTCGGCGGATCTGACAGGCCACTCAACAGGCCGCTAGCCGTCACGATCTCGCGTCGCCCTTTTGACTTGTGCCCCGTCATCCGGTCGACATCGTCCTTCCACGTGCCGGGCATGTAGTGCGCGTAATAGCGCTCGGTCGTGCTGAACTCCGTGTGCCCTAGCTGAGCTTGGATAAAGCCGAGCGGTTTGAGCTCGTAGCCCCACCATCCGTTAAGCATCGCCATCGCGTACGAGTGCCGCATGAGGTGCGAAAACATACGCTGACCGATCGAGCCCGTCCACTCTTTGAACTGAGCGCCCCACGTAGACAGGTAGCCGCCCTTCGGGCCCTCGAATACGCGAGGCGTGCCTTTGTAGTGGTCGCGCATCCATAGCTTGAAAAAACCTAGCCCCGGCTCGAAGAGCTCCACGATGCGCGTGCGGCCGCTCTTCGTTTGCGCGTGGCGATCGCCTCCGTATTCGACCGTTAGCCGCCCGCGTTTCTCGCCCGCATCGAATTCGATGTGATGCGGTTCGAGCGCGAGCAATTCGCCGATGCGCAAGCCCGCGCCCATGCCGCATCCGACCATGATCCGATCGGCCAGCGGGATCGCTTCGTTGCTAAAAAAACGACGCTGAGCGGCTAGGCGCATGTGCTCTAGCTTCGGTTCGCCGCGCTCAGGGACGTCCAGCTCGTGCGCGGGGTTCGGTCGGATCTTCGCGGCTTTGAAAACGAGTTTCAGCATTTGCGCGATGTTGCGGATCGATCCGCCGGCCAGCGCGTTGCTCTGCACGATCGAATTTACGAACGCTTGGCAGTCATCGTTTGTGATCGAGTTGATCGGCCACTCGTAAAAGGGCGCGGTGCTGAGCCAGTTTTTCTGGCAAGAGCGCCAGATCCCTACGCGCTTGTCAGCCAAGATCGGATCGCGCGTTTCCGTGAGAGCGGCCTGATGTCGGCGCTTGATCTCGTAATCGGTCCAGTCTTTATAGGTGCGCCCTTGCGTGAGCGTGCCTGCCTGGATCTGCCGGAGTGCCGCGTTCACGATCTCGATCGCTTCGGCGCGCGTGGCTTTGAGCGACCCTACGCGCTCGCGGAACTTGCCGCGCTGCTTGCTGTCCGGCGATTTGCTTTTGCTGCGCGGTAGCCGGCCCTGGTAGCCGATGATCTCGCCCGCTTTGTTTTTGACCGTTTCGACAGAGCCAGCGAGTAAGCGGGGCTCGTTATAGATCGGCTTTGGGGCTTCAAAATCGGGTTGCGGTAGACGCCTTGCGGTCGCTTGTTTCATGCTCGGATCCTTCGTTTCAGTGCGTTGCGGTGTAATGAGGCTCGCGCTTCGGCGTCCGCCTCGGGGTTGATGTGCTGATCGTGAATGAATCGGCGCTCTCGCGAGAGCCGTTTGCCCGTAGTCATGTCGACGGTCTCTCCGTCGGCTAGCTCGTGGAAGATCTTGCTTTCTTCGGCGCTCAGCTGCGAGCGCTCGGCATCGATCTCAGCAATGCGGGATTTGATGCGAGCCAGCTTCGCCATGCACACGCGGCCACTAGCTCGATCGGTCATAGGCGGCCCCGGATCCTCTCGTAGGTTGCGATCCGCTCTTCGAGCCCGCGCCATTGCGCATCGCAGCGCTTGCCCGCGTAGCCGTTGATCGTGAGGCGCACCCAATTGGGGCCGAGGCCGTTCGCCTTGCACGTATAGAACCCGCTCCGGAGCGCTCGGGCCGCTTCGAGCGTTTGCACCCGAATATCGGTCGAGCCCCACACGGCCGCGTTCAGCTTGTTTTTGTGGCTCTGGTAGAGGCCGGAAGCGCGCCCCCCGTCGCACTCGTAGCGCTTGCACTCGCCGCGGGCGATCCGGGCGCTCAGCGCGCTCTCGTGCGCCGCAATGGTGAGCACGAGGGCCGCCCACGAGGCGTTAACCCGGGGGATGGCGGCGATGGCTTCAGCCAGCTCACGAGCGTCCACGGGCGTGTCTAGGTTTGATTGGTAGGCCGATTGCACGATGACCAACCGGTCGACCAACCGTGGATCGTCGGCTCGGCAGTGGGCCGCAATGGCCACGATGATCGCGAATAGGGCGAGCGATAGGAGCGTCGCCCATCCAACACGATCGCTCGGGCTCACGCTGCCCCCTGCACCACGCGATCGGTTTGCCAGCCGAGCGCGGATACGCGACCCTTTGTTGCCTTGTGGATTAGGCCGGCCTGTACCGCGCGCGGTTTGCCTCGGCCCGTGGCATAGCGCCACAACATCGTCTTGTGGATACCCGTCTCGCGCAAGCGCTCGCACCAAAGGGGATGGTCCAAGAGCGTGGCGAGCGATCGGCTACTCGGGCTTTCTTTGAACTTGGCGGGCATGGGGCGAACCCTAAGATATTAGCTCCGCCGGAGTCAATTGGCTATTCTGCAACGAATTGCCTCTATTGTAGCTAGATCGCTATTGGGTTAAGGTGTTCATCACGATGTTTTCGACGATCGCGCAAAGGGCTTGGTTCGCGTGGCATTGCTTGCCTCGAAACGACAAGGGGCAGCCGCCATCAATCAATCAGCTAGAGCGCGATCACGGATTCAGCCACGCGGCGCTGCGAAAAGTGATCATGGGTCGCGCGCCACGTCCGGGCTATACGACTCTCGTCAAAGCGGCTGAGGCTCTGAGGTGTGACGCGGGATGGCTTGGCAGTAACGAAGGGCCCGCGCCCGTCTGTTCGTGGCCGGTGCCTGCCGGCCCACCGATCCGCAAAAAGAAGCTATCGGCGAACGCCCGGTCGAGCACTCGCGGGCTCAGTCAAAGCGAGCTGATGATCTTCGAGAGCAAGGCGAGCGAGCTCAGCCAACGCGCGAGGCCCGTCACCCGAAAGCGTGCACGCTAAAAGCCCGACGATCTGAGTGCTCCCATCAGGGCAGCGTTGCCGGACTTCGATCCGCAGAACGCCGTCCCGTGTTTCCACTTTGGAAAAGAGCCCCGACATAACCGCGGAGCATACGTCCGCGAACTTGCGGATCAACCCCTCATTTTTGCAGCAGTGCCCACGAGAGCGGACCGTTAACGTCCGTAGCCAATTGACTCCGATAGAGCCGATCGGCTATCGATCTCCGCGGAGGCGCTACCAATGGATGAGGGTCAACGGTTGCGACACATCGGGGCCATTAGGGCTCGGCTTGGTTTCTGCGAGAGCGAACTAGGGCAGATCGCATCACTCGGTGACGAAGACGCCGCGCACCGGTTGCGCGTGCTCGCTAGCAGCCTGCTAGAGCAAGCGGCCAGCGCGATGGATCTGGCGATGCGCCACGAGCGCGCGATCGCGGTTACCGCATCAAAATGGCTCGACGATGATCGAGACACGGAAACCAACCTCGAAAGGCCCGAGCCGTGATCGGCAACGATTGCGGGCCGGTCGTCCTGATCGATCTGGGCTCTATTTTCTGGCCCGCGTGGCACTCGACCGCCGGCCAAGACATTTGCGAGGCCCACGACCGCTCGATCGATCACATCCGAAAAATAATTGAAGGTTATCAGCTGATCGGGATCTGTTGCGATTCGCCCCGAAACTTCCGAAAGGAGATCGATCCCGGCTACAAAGCCAATCGCGAGCTACGGCCGATCAGCGCGTACGAGCAGATGGCCCGCACCAAACGGACCCTAGAAAGGATGGGTCTTTTACTTTGGGAGTGCGACGGGTTCGAGGCTGACGATGTTTTGGCAACGGCCTGTCGCGCGGCCGTGAAGCGCGATCACGAGGTGCTGATTTGCAGCGCCGACAAGGATTTGACGCAGCTCGTAGAGTTCGGCGTGCAGTGGTCTTCGCCGATGACGGGCGAGCTATTGGACCGCGATGGCGTGCGTAAAAAGTTCGGCGTTTGGCCCGAGCAAATGCGCGATTACCTCGCGATCGTTGGCGATCAAACGGACAACGTAGCCGGGGTGCAAGGGGTCGGCCCGAAGGGCGCGGCAAAGCTACTCGCAGCCTACGCGACGATCGAGCAACTGATGGATGCCGTACGAGCGAACCCCGCCAAGGTAGCTACGCCCGCCGTTTCGGCCGCGTTGCAAGCCGCGCTCGCGTGGCTCCCGACAACGATCCGGCTCGTCACGCTCCGATACGACGCGCCGATCGCCTTCGATCAACTCTACGAGACCCGAACCCCGATGGAGACGCCAGTGCATGAAAACAGCGAACCAAGCGAAAGCGATCGTCCAGAACGCAAACAAGCGCCCGAGCCTCAAAGCGAAGCCACACCGGGCGAAGATCGCAAAGCCGACGGAGCAGAAACCACGAGCCCGGATCGCTCGCAAGCAATCGTAGCGGCGCCTACTTGGGATCTCGGACTAGAGCCAACATCGCTCGGGGCCGCGTTCAAGCTGGCCCAAGGGCTCCACGGCTCGGGGCTTTACGCGAAGTTTAAGAACCCGGCCGCGATCTGGGCAGTGATCATCCGCGGGCGTGAGCTCGGGCTAGGGGCACTCGAATCGCTCGACTGTTTCAACGTGGTCGAGGGCAAGCCGTGCCCGACGGCGCACTTTCTGATCTCGCGCGCGCGCTCGCATCCCGATTGTGAATATCTGGAATTCGTCGACGGCGATGCCACTTTCGCCGAATGGCGCGGCAAAGCGAAAGGGCAGAAGGAGACCACGATCCGCTACACGATCGATCAGGCTCGCGAAGCCGGGATGATCAAACACGGAAGCGCTTGGGATAAGCGACCCGATCAAATGCTCCGGAAGGAAGCCGGAGTCCAATGCGCTCGGATCATCGTGCCGGGCGCACTACAGGGCTTGTATTCGCAAGAGGAAATGGAGGGTGCAGCGTGAAGGAAGGTTATAATCGCGTGGTGCTACTCGGGAACGTGGGGAAGGATCCCGTGCTCCGGGGGAAGGCGCTCAATTTCACCATGGCCACGAATGAAACCTATTTCGACTCTGCCGCCAAAGAGCGGAAGAGCGAGGTCCAATGGCATGATGTCGTGGTTTTCGGCAACGGGGCCGAAGGCCTTTCAAAACTGTTGCGGAAAGGCGAGCCCGTTTTCGTGGAGGGTCGGCTGCGTCAACGCGAGTTCACCGATCGCGACAATGTGAAGCGGCAAAAGGTAGAGATCGTTTCGTCGCGTCTAGTGCTCCTAGGCGGCCCTAAAACGCGCTCGGAAGGCCCGGGCGGGGCTCAGCCCCAATCGGACGCAAACGATGACTATGCGGGCGACTACGGGCCCGATCCGTTCTAGACTCTCACTCGTTGGCGCCCCGCTGCCCGGATCCCCCCTCCGGCTGCCCGGGCGCCAACATTTCTTTGTGCGCCGAGCCCTCTGCACATTGGCAACGCGCAACGGCAATCGAGCATCCCGCTAGCGCTACTGCGAGCATGAGAGCGATCGCGCGCATCACACGGCGACGATCGGCGATTGTTTTAGAAAATAGGCATCGAGCGCCGCTAGCTCCGCGGGCGTTGGCTCGCCCGCGCATGTGATTAGCTCGCGATAAGACATCGCTTGGAAGATCGCAACACCCGTAGCCCCACCAAGGCTAAAGTTGCCGATCCCCACTGCGAGAGGGCACGGGGTGCCTGTAACCTTGGCGCGACTACCGATCTTGATGTAGTCCGCCGCATTGTTTTGGCGGCGATCAAAGTAGCGCGCCCACACACCGACCATTGGTGCGACCGCGCCCATGTCGATGTTTGCATTTGCCGATGGTCCGGCCTGGTAAATGTTCCCGCCGAAACACTGCACATAATTGCCATCGCCCGAGAACCCAAATTGATTCGAGTAGAACGCGCCCGAAGCCCCGGGCGCGATCAGTTTCATCACGGACGCGATGAAAATCTGTCCGCTTGGATTTGCTGGAGCTGTAATCAGATCGTCGACGCCGTCTGTCGTGATCGTCGCGATCCCTGAGAGGGTCGCATCGGCCGCGGCAAACGTCGGTTGCTGCGCGACTACGGCTTGGACAAAGTGATCGCTCCCAACCTGATCGTTCCAGCCAGAAACCTTTCCCGCTGCGAGTGTGACGCCCAGATCGGCGCGGAACCAATGCGTGACGGCAACCGACTTGATGATTGTGAGCGGCGTTACCGGCGGGCTTTTGGACGGGGGGATGCCTCGCTTATTGGCGCGCCCTTCCGCGAGCCGGCGAAACACTAGACGCCCACCTTCGTATTGTTGCCCGGCTGCCCGCTCGCCTTGCTGAAATAGACGCTCGTTGCGGCCGTGCCTCCGAGGCGAACGAAATAGAGCGTCTCGCCTTCGTTCAAATAGGGGATCTGGACTTCGAGCCGTTCGCCGCTCGGCACGAGCTCCCCGCGCGTCGGGCTCGGGCCGCCATCATTCGCGGCCGCTGCGTTGCTCACGGTCGCGATCGAGCTTTCACTAAATAGGAAGTAGAGATCGCCACCCACGGGACGGATGCGCACGAATTGCCCGCACCACGCGAGGGGCACAGGATCGGCGCGAGATACCGTTTCGAGCGTGTAGCGCAAAACGGTTGAATTGCCGCCCGTATCGGCGAACGGGGCGAGGACATCCTCAGCTTTCGAAATGGTCATTTTTCAGCCTCCGACCGCCGCTTTATCGGCGGGTAGCGTCATGCTCGTTGCTAGGTCCTTATCGAGGTTCTTTGGGCTCGTGCCGGGAGCCGGTTTGTTCTGCGGCGTGGCGGGCTGATCGGGCTCGCGTACCGCGTTGCGGTTTGTGCTCTGGATCTGTTTGAGCGTTTGTGGATCTAGTGACGCATCGCCGTTGAACTCGAACGCGAGCGATACGCGCGTGCGCTCTAGAAACGATGCGGGCTTTTTCGCGGTGCTGAACGCCTTGATCACTTCCGTTCGCATTTGCTGATAGATCTCGGGGCGCCTGACTTTGAGCGCATCGATCTGAGCTTGCGGGAGCTCACCATTTGCAACGCGCTCGATCACACCCGCGGGGTTTTCCAGCGCTTGCACGGTCTCCATAAACTTCGCTTTTTGAGCGGCCGGCACGCGCCCCTTTTCGGCTTGCGGCGTTAGCGAGCTATCGGCCCGAGTCATGACCGGCGGGAGCTTGCTGGCTAGGTAGTCGTAATCGCCGGCTAGCGTTTGCTGCATTTGCGCCGCTAGTTGCGGGTGCACGGGCGCGATGTGTTCGACCGGTTTAGCGAGCCGCTTTTGCCCCTCTACGGGGTCTTGCTGGAACTGGCGCACAGCCTCGGCCGTGTCATCGAAGCGGCCGACATCGGGCGATGTGCGGCCAACGATCGCGGCTTTGCGCGGTGCCCCCGCGAGGGCTTGGGCCGCTTCCGTGATGCGCCCATCCATGCGCGCAACATTGTCAGCCATGACCGCGAGCACGCTTTGCCCGCGCTCTTTGATCAGCTTGCGCCCAAGGGCCGAAGCCGCGCCTAGGGCGAGCCCGCCCACGTTGCCCGTGAGCATGGCGCCGATCGCCATCTGCAAGCCCGTCGCGATGTCTTGCGGGTTCGTCCCCTTGGCTTCGCTGGCCTTTTGCGCAACGCCTTCGATCTCGGTCAGAGCATCGAGAGTCTTTTTCTGTTTGGTGTAGCTCGCTGGATCGATGCCCTTGGCTTCGAGGTTCCGCGCGACTGCTGCGTCGATCTCCTGATCGAGGATCGTTGCCGCTTGCTTGCCGCGTTCGCCTGGTAGCGCGGTCTTCAGATCGCGCGCCACTTGCTCTAGCTCGCCCATCGTGACGGGCGCCGCTCCGGGCGTGCTAGCGCGGTCGAGTAGCGGCGTGATTTCGCGCACCACTTGCTTCGCTTCGCGCTGAGCGAGAGCCGAAGGGCTCGCACGGAGCGGCGCTAGCACCTCATCGTGTACGCGCTGAAAATAGGCGTTTAGGTCGGGCTCCGCGCCCTCACGCATCGCGCTTACTTTGCCGTCTACCTCTTGCCGAGCGAGCGCGAGATCATCGACGAAGTCTTCGGCGCGCTTGGCGCCAGTGAACAGTTTTTTCCCAGCTAGCGGGCCCGACTCGAATTTGTATGACAGTAATTCGGGGCCGAGATCCGCCGCTGCTTGCTCGGTCGTGCGCCCCGTCTTGCTGGCGAGCCGCTTGAGATCGCCAGCCCCAAAGCCCGCGGCTTCGAGCGCGGATTTGTTCGCCAGTGCTTCGGCGCCCTCGCGCACGGTACCCGAGCCGATGATCTTGCTCAGCCCGCCGCCCACGGCCCCGAGCCCGGCCCCCGCGCCTCCGCCGAATAGAGCGCCATGCCCGAAGCCTGAAAGCAGTTTCTCAGCCGTGATCGGCGCGTCGTTTAGCGTCGCTTCGCTCGCGGCCATGCCGGCCCCGTAAAGCCCGCCCTCGACCGCCCCTTGTGCGCCCGTAGCGATGGCGCGCTGAGCCATGCGGCCTAGTGCCGATTCGGCCCCTTCACCCACGAGGCGAGCGGCGCCGCGCTCGGCAAAGCTGCCCGCTCGGCTGATCAGATTCGAAGGGATCGCCCGTGCGACGTTGCTAAGCGCGCTGCCTTCCTCGGCTAGTCGCGCTGCCCCGGCTCCACGCGCTACCAGGCCGGCCTCAGCGGAAGCGCCTCCCGTGAACAGGGCCGGAGCGATCGCGCCTCCGATCTCGAAGCCCGTAGAGGTGAGCGGGTTCACCTCCTTTCGCTCGCGAGCGGCGCGCGTGTAGTCCTTGCCGAACAGGCCGCCTAGCGCGACATCGGAGAGACCTGCACTAGCGCCGCGTGCGGCCCCTTCGAGCGCGGTGATACCTTGCTCGCCAAGCGTGCCGCGCTCTTGGCGCGTCTTCTCATGGGCGATCTCTTGATCGGTGAGAACCGTATAACCAGGGTGCCCGAGCTCGGAGGCGTCGATCGTGCCTAGGTTGCCTTTCGCATCCTTGACCGCGATCCGATCGCTCTTGGTCATCGCCGCGCCCGATGCGACCGCTTCCGCGATCTTGTCCTCGGGTACGGCCGAGCCGTCTTTGTAAAAGACTTGCGCCACTACAGCCCCGGCCTGAATGAGCTAGCGCGCTGCTTGCGCAATGGAGTGCGCGCGTTCGGATCCGAGTAGACGCTATCGCGCACGATGCCATCTAGGTTCACGCCGATCGCTAGCTCGGTCGCGGCTAGAGCCTCATCGCCCTTCGTGAAGAGCGCGTTTTCGTCGGCTAGGACGTCCTTTGCGTTCTTGGCATCCGCTTCCGTGACGATGCCTTGACCCTCCGCTTTGCTGAGCGCCGCGAGCACGCGCACCTTGAGAGCGTTGATCGCTTTGCGTTCGCCGAGATCGGTAACGGGGCCCCCGTTCTTGGGCATGTGCGATCGCATTTCGGCGATCAAGTCGAGCGCGTTGCCGGCGTACGTTGCGCGATCTTGGATGTCCTTTTGCTGCGCCGCATTCGATACGAAGCCGTAGCCGTAGCCGGGGATATGCACTTGCCGCGAGAGCTGTTTTTCGTCGAGTAGGCCAGAGACCTTTTCCTCTTGGCGCTTGTAAACCTCTTGCAACACTTGCCCATTCAAGAGCGTAAAGGCCTCTTGCTTCTTGGCCGCTGCTTGCTCCATCAGCGCTTGGGCGACTTCCTTTTGCTTCGCGTAATCGCCCTCGTTTTCGGCTCGTTTCCAGTGATTTTGAGCGATGTTGGCCGCTAGCGTGAGGTTGCGATTATAGAGATCGGCTTCGGCGACATTGGGATCGCCGTACAGCTGCATAGCCTTCGCGTAGTCGTTATTTGCCATCCCGACTTTGTCTTTGGCCGCTTCATACTTGGCGCGCTGATCGGCGATCTCTTGGGCGATCGTTTGGTTGATCAAGTCGAGCCCCGGGTTATTGCGCCCGGTCATCCCCTGGTAACGCGCACCCATCACGATCGATAGCGCGCCCATCATCTTCGAGAGCGTGCCGCGGTTCGCTAGGATCTCGTTTCGGCTTTGCGGCGTAGCTTCGGCCGCTTCGCGTTCGCGCTGCTCGATGTAGCCCTGTTTCTGTTGCAGCTTCGCCCGGCGATCTGCGATCTCTGCTTTGCGGTCTTCGTTGTCGAGCGCGTGCGATTCGTTCGCTAGTCGCTCGGCTTCGAGCGCGTTTTCGCGTTCGAGGTAGACGTTTTGCGCGCCCTCTAGGTGCGTGTCTCGCTGCCCTTCGGGGCTGAGATCGTTCATCACCCGCTTGAATGACGCCTCACCCTTGACGCCCGGGCGCACGATCCGGGATTCGAGGGGCACACCTCCGCCGGTAATCCTCAGCGGCTGATCGAGCTGATAGCCGCCCTCTCGCGGTTCGTTCGCCTCTACCGCTTTGAGCTTCGCGCGTTCGGTCTCTGCTCGCTCGGCTTCGGCCGTGGCCGCTTTCTCGGCTTTGGCTTTGTTGATCTCCGCCTCTTGATCGAACGTCTTCCCGGTCGCCCAATCGGGGGCCGGCGGAGGGGCGGCGATCGCTTTCTCTGCCGCGGCCGCTGAGCCATCGTTCCGCGCACGCATCGCGGCTTTCGTCGCGTCCACGAGGCCGGCCGTAGCCTCGCCCGATCCGATCATGCTGTAGGGGTTCGGGCCGCTTGGCGGAGCCGGCATGGGCGCGGGGCCCATTGCGATGGGAGGGGGCGCCATGGCTCCAGGAAGCGCGCCAAGGGGCGCGGGCGGGGGCTCGGGCGTAGCTCCGCCCATCTGCGCTTGCACCTCGCTCATAGGCAGCACGGGGCCGCCATCGCCGGGATCGACGTCCACTAGCCCGTCGGGGCGCTTTCGGTAGACCGCCACTAGCGCGGCCCGCCTACCTGCGGATAGAGCTCGGGGCGGTAGCGACCGAAGCCGGCCCCCTGTAGTGCGTTTAGTTGCTGCTCTAGATCGTCAACGCGCCGTTGCGTGTGCCCGATGGCGGGAGCCAGGGCGAGCGGTAGCCGGCTCGTGTCGACTACCTTGCCCGTCGGAGTGTCGTGCACGTATGGCGCGCCGTCCGTGCGTTCGAGCTCTTGCGCCATCGTGCCCACTTGGCGGCCCGGAGTGGCGCCCGGAGCACTCGGGTTCTTGTATTCGTACGAGTAACCGCGAGCGTTGCGAAAGTCGACGCCTTCGGGGCGCTGCGAGCGCGCATAAGCGGCGTCCAGCGCTTCGAGATCGGGGCTCTTGGGTTGAACGGCTGGCGAGAATTTCTCACCCTCCCAAGTGCCGCCATCGTTGGCCCCTCTCGAGTATTGGGACTCGATCGAAAACGACGGGTGTCCGTGTTGCTTGAAACGATCGGTAAAGTGTCCCGAGCCAGCCCCGCGCCCTTCACCCGCGAGGTATGCGCCGCGGTAATCGTAATGGCTATCGGGGTTGTCGAGATCGTTCACTCGGTTGCGCGCGAGCCATTGCGCGAAATCGCGCTCGCGGCCCTTGGGTAGCTGCGTCGTTTCGCCCGTGCGTGCCGGAGGCTCAGCGTTCAGAGCGTCTAGCTGGCTTTCGAGCTCACGGATCCGGGCCTTGCTATGATTGTCGGAGCCGATGAGCGTGATTTTCTTTTTGCCCGTCACATCGGAGGGGCGTCCCATCTCGCGATCGTTTGATGGGATGTGCTCGCTTCCCCGGTATTGGGTGCCACCGGGCGACACGCTCGGAGCTGGCCCGCGCTCGCCCGGGCCGCCGCGGTATTGGTCGGTTTTCTCGACCGTGGGCGCGGGGGCAACATGCGGCGCGCCCTCGTAATGCATTTGGCCGCTCGGGGCCGTGTACTGATCTTGACCGGCTAGATAGTTGCTCACGCGCTCGCCTAGCGCTGGCGCCTTGAACACATCGCTCCAATTGGATTTAGGGGCAGCTGGCGCGGGCGTTGCCTTCGGAGCACTCGCGATGCCGAGCGATCGAAACGGGCCCTTAGCGGCCGGGGCAGGTTCGATCCCTTCGGGTGCGCGGCGCCCCATCATGCGATCGATCACGGCGTTCTGCGATGCGCTATGGCCCGCACCCGCGCCCGGAACATTGTTCAGGATGTCGGCTGGCGCGAATTGGCTCGGGCGATAGGCATTGTTCAGCGCGTTGATCGTTTCGAGGTAGCTAGCTACGTGCGGGTTATTCCCGCCCTCGCCAGTGACGCCGATCTTTCCGAGATCCTGATCATCCATCGCATTGTTGATCCCATGCGTGAAGTTCAGCTCTTCGGTAGTGCCGTCGGCTTTCGTATACGTGACGTGATTCGGATCGTTCGGATCGACTACGCTTGCAGACTCGGGCGGAGCATAGAGAGTATTGTGATAGCCCTGCACCTCGCGCGCGGACGCGCCCGGGTGAGCCTTTTTCCATGAGGCCTCTTGCTGCTTTGCCCATTCCACGAATTCGGGCGATCCGTACGCGGGCGTGCTTTCCAATGGCTGGACTCCCGTCTTGTTTTTCTCGTCCGATCCCGGGTTCGTCGGGCTCTGAGAGTTGCTCGCAACCGTGATGTTTTTATAGGCGTCGTTCGGGTTCTTCGGGGCGCCCGTAGCATTGTCGTCTTTGTAAGCGTTGCCGATGTTCTCAGCGGCCACACCCGCGCCAGTGCTGATCGCGTTCATGTAGCCGGCTTCGCGCGCGCGATCGGCTTCGGCGTTCGCTAGGTTGGTCGCGGTCGTGGAGCTCGTTTGCCCAACGTTCGCGTTTAGCTGCGCCTGCTGCTTGTTCGATCCTTGCGTCGCTCCGAACTGGTAGGCGTTCGTCCCGAGCCGGTTCGCATCCATGCCTAGGCCCTGTTGCTGCACCCCTAGGGTGTTGTAGAGGCCCGTCGTTTGGTTGTTCACGCCTTGCTGCGCTTGCTGGAGCGCCGCGTTCGTTTGCTGTAGGCCCTCGTTGCCAGCTCGGATCGTGGTCGCTTGGTTGCCAGCTTGCCCGGCGAGGTTGCCCGCGGCCCCGTACTGCTGCCCCGCCTGCCCGAGCGCGTTCGCTTGAAACTGGTTATAGGCGTTCTGCTCTTGAATGCGTGCCGCGGCCGCTGCTTGGTTGGTCTGTTGATTCAGCCCCGCATTGTTGAACGCGGCATTAGTTAGCGCGGCTTGCCCCGAGCCGAGCGAACGCCCCGATCGAGCCATCGCTAGTTGCTGAGCCATGGCCGCGTTTTGGCCCTGTCTCATCTGAGCTTCGGCGTAGCTATCGCCCATCGGGCGTTTGCCGAGCGCGCTCAGGTAATCGCCGGTGCTTTGCAGCTGGCCGATGCCTTGATTCGTTCGGAGTAGCGCCTCCGTTTGCCGTTGCTGATCGGCATAGTTCGCCGCGACTTGCGGCGCATCGCGCAGCTGCGCGGCGTTACCGATATCGTAGTTCCCTTGGGCCTGCCCGTAGAAACCCGCCTCCCGCGCGTTCTGGCTCTGTTGCTGGCTCAGGCCTTCGGCGTAGTCGAGGGCCGCTAGATGGTTCGTTAGGTCCGAGCCCTGCCCGGATCCGTACAGAGCCGGCGGGGCTTGCGGGGCGCCTTCGTCATCGTCGCCTAGCAGGCCTTCGATGATCGCTTCGCCGCCTCCGATGATCGCGCCTCCGGCTGTGCCCCATGGGCCAGCGGCGGAGCCAACGGCCGCACCCGTTCCCGCTTGCGCTCCTACTTTGCCCCAATCGATGGCCATTAGACGATCCGATCTGCTGGTTTTTCCAGCCGCAAGCCGTCACTAGTTCCGCGCTCGATCGAGAGCGCGATAAACGCGAGCCCTTCCCCATCGCTCTCTTCGGTTACTTGAACCGAAAGCACCACGATCGATCTCATGTCGAGCGATCCCAAGTCGACTTGGGTGTAATTCTGATCGCCTACTTCATCGTCCGGAGCGATGCCGGTAAAGACGCGCTCCGCTAGCTGGCCCCCACGATCGGTGCTTCGCGTTACTTCGAGCGTGCACGGCGATCGGAGCTCAGTCAGTACGCCGAAACGTTGCACCGGGCCGCGTGATTGCGTGCCAAACGGGCGGATGTCGCCCGTCCGGAGCGTCATCGTGATCGGCTGCAACGTGTCGCTGAACGTGTCGTCCGTGACGCGCGGCGCCCCAAAGCCGATCTCCATCGGCGCGGAGATGATCTCATTGTTGAGCCACTCGCCCGCGCACACATCGCCGGAAGGCGATCCGTGGTGCTGATCGATGCTCCAAGCTTTGTGCACGAGATCGTAAACGATCTGGCGCCCCTGTTCGCCATCGTCGCCCAAGCAAGTCCAGCGGATCGTTTGCTCGGTCGGCTTGACCATGGCGACCGCGCCCGTAATCGTCGGAAAGTCGGCTAGCGTATCCATCACCACGTCACCCGCGGCGATCGGTTCGCCGAAGCCACGGGGCAGCAGATAGAGCCCGCGATTCGACTGGAAAAACGTGCCTTCGGGCACAGTGATCACGCTTCGCGGTTCGATGCACCCGATCGGAAACGGGAGGCGTGATGGCGTGCCGAAATCGCCTTGTCCGTCATCGGTCGGGCCCTCGCCCGTGCTCACGTAGATCCCTTCGGCAGTGAACGCCACGAGCGAGTCCATCCACGCGAGCCCGGTAAGATCGGCCGGGATAACGCCCGTGAAGGCGTCCGATTCGCAGAACGTCGCGGGCTGATCGCCTAGGATCAATTTCGAAGCGCGCCACGTATCGCCGCGGAGCAAGCCTCCGAGAAACGCGCGCCCTCCACCCGTGCAGCCGAACCGCGAAGCGGGCGGGAAGCCGTTGGCTAGTTGCTGCCCGACTTGCGTATAGATAACCGGGCTAGTCGCGATCGCCGTGTCTGCGAGCACGTCCGTGTAAACGATCGCCGGCCCGCTATCGAACGGCGTGGCCATCACTGTCGCGACTAGATAGAAGGTTTGTCCGTCGGCTAGCGTGCGGTAGATCTCGATCTGTGCGTCTTTCTTAGCCGTCAAAAATAGCCAAGTGATCGAGAGCGTTACTTTCGTATCCGTGCCCCCCATCACGACTTTGACGGGCGCCGATGGCGCTGAGAGCTCCACGCGCCCGAGCTCATTCCGGCTCGTGAAAACGGCCGAATAGAAATAGGTCTTCGAAGGCGTGAGCCCTCCGCCCGCGCCTCCCGCGGTGCAGGTCATAGCGGGAGCGTGCGCGAAGCCCGTTTCAACGGCCCCATAGGCATCGATCCTCGTGAGCGTGCCCATGGGGATCAAATGCGAGTTATCGCAAGGGAAGCTCCGGATGCCTCTACGTTGCGGGGTGTCCGTGTAGTGCGTGGCCTGCACCACGCGGAAGCCGATCAGAATGTCGGCCGTTGTCGCTGGCGCGCGGAATAGGATCGGGTGGAGCGCTGCCCACGTTGCAGAGGTTCCGATGCGCGAGACAACGGGCAGCCCTTGCAGATCGATCACCCGCCGGCCTTGCCCCGTGGCCGTTACGAAGTCTTGGGCCGATAGCTCAACCGGGCAATAGATCGTCGCGCTACCGTACGAGGCCGGAGCGGGCAGCCTGAGCAACACAGGGAAGCCCGCGCCTCCCGTGATCGGTTGCTGCAAAATCTGCTGCGTCCAAATGTAGACATCGGCGCCCACTGCGAACGGGGCCGAGATCGGGATCGTGCCGAACGCGCGACGGATACCGACGGACGGAGTAACGACCGCGAGCGCGCTAACATCGGCAATGTTGAAAGCGCCGACTAGAAGCGCGTTAAAGCCCGAGAATTCTAGGGCGCTAAAGACTGCGCGAACGCCTCCGGCTTGCAGCGGCACGAGTAGCGGACGGGCGCCGTCCGTTGTCGAAAGCGTGACGGTTCCCACGGTCGCTCCGCCCGGAGTCGAGTAAACGCGCACCTTGGACGCGGGCGTTGCCGGCATCCCATAGCCGACATAAACGGGAGTCCCGGGCGCGCCCACGATCGAAACGGAAGTGACGGGGTTCGCTTCGGCGATGTCGACCGTACCGATCTGCGCGAGCAGAGTGTTTAGCCGCCCCGAGGTAACCGCGTTGCCGTAGCAGACAGCGAATAGGCACGAGCCCGCATCCCAGGGATACGCATCGAAGCCGACGGCCCCGGGCCCCGTAACGTTCACCTCAGCGCCGAAGCCGATCGAGAGCGATGTCAGTGTGCGCCCACGGACAGCATCCCCCGCGCCTGCGTCGGTGTAGAAAAGCGCAAGCGTTCCGCCCATCACGGTCAAGCGCGGGTGATTGATCCCTTGGCCGCCTGTTGCAGATCGCAGATCGAAAGAAAAGACAACCGTTTGATCGTGTCGCTCGGTCGCTGCGATGCGCAGCATTTGAGACCCGGCCACGCCCGTCGGATCGCCTACTTGCTCGGCCGTCCAGAGATAGCCGAGCGCGAAGCAAGTGGCGCAAGGCGTAGCGATCTGGAGCTGGATCGAGCGTGGCGCGGATGGGAAGAAAACGCGATCGGGCAGCCATCCGCTAGCCGTCCCCTCGAATCGTTGCTGTGCCGTGGCCGGCACGGATACGAAATCGCCCGCGGTCTGATCGAACAGATTGCACTGGTCATCAATGAGAGCGAAGCCCGGGCCGAAGCAACGCGGGAAGCCCGGGTTACTGCTGAGCTTGGCCGCCGAGATCGTGTGTTTGCCCCAACGCTTACCCCATCGCCCGGCCTTCCGTAGCCTCGCATTGAGCACAAAGGCCAGCTGAGGCAGCGGAAGGACCGCGCGCTCGATCCCCTCGTTTTGGCCCGCTGAGAGCGTCGTGTCATCGATCTTCACGGGCATCACGCGATCCAGTTCAGGCCGTCGAAAAACAGCCAATAGAGACCGATCGCCGCGTAGCTTTTGCTAGCCGCTTGATTGATCAAGATGCGCCCGATCGCGTTGTTACCCGCGGGAGTGATGATCACGGTGTTAGCGGCCACTTGCTTCGCGATCGCTGCGAAGCCTGGCCCGTCGGGCTTCGAGAGCGTGATCGTCACGACTCCGAGCGTCGTATCCACGATCGCGATCTGTCCAACGCTGAACGCTTCGAGTTGAGTAAAGCTCAGCGGCGCGGGCCGGAGCTGCGGCATGAACGAAGAGCGGATCGCCTTCGTCTCGCCCACGATGTTTTTTTGCAGCTCATCTAGCTGCGCCATGAGGCGGAGGGGGTTCTCCGTCTCGAAGCTGCCCACCGTTTTCACGGTAGGAAGCGGCCGCGGTACGCGCCTTCGGGGTACGTCTCACGGATCGCGCTCGGATGCTCCGCCGCTCGCTCGGTCGCCATATCGATCACGCGCTGGCGCTCTTGCGCGTAGAGGTTCGCTAGCTGGCTCGAATCGCGCTGAGCGATCGCGCACATGTCCAGCGCGGCACGGAGCGAGATCATCCGCTCCCAACCGTTGATCCCGTCAAATTGCCCCTCGGTCAGATCGGCGAAAACGGGCAAGTATTGAACGCGTATCGTTCCCACGGCAGTGGGCACCGGCAAGAGCTCGATCGTGTCTTGCCCACGCAAGCGGAACGCCTTGAATCCTTGGCGCTGCCACTGAAGCCCGTTCAGGTAACGCACGCGATCGCGGATGTGCTGATAGGCCGGCACATCTTCGATGTCTCGCGGCCCCCAAACGATCGTGACGGCGAAGATCTCGTAAAAGTTCTGAGGCAGATCGTAGCGCTCTTGGCCCGCCACTAGCGCGATGTCGGCTTCCTCGATGTAGTGTTCATGCCCGCGAGCAGAGACGATCAAATCGTAGAACTCGGTGCATGCGAGATTAACTAGCCGCTCCGCTTGGGTAGTCGTGACGAACGCACCCGCGCCCGGCACTTGTGCCGCGTACAGGTACGCATCGTCTACGAGCTGCCCAAGCGAAACGAGCTTACTCACTACTCTTCTCCACCCGCGTGGCAAGCGGCCACGATCCGCTCCATCGCCTCATAGAGGCCCTTTGCGTCGCCCGCTTCGATAGCGTCGATCGCGTCACGTGATGCGCGCTCGCCCACGTTGCCCTCCGAGCCTTCGGCGCTTTCGGGCGCGCTGTCTTCGGTCGTATCGTCGGGCTCTTCGTCCTCGCCCTTGGGTTTCCCCTTGGCGAGGATCGCTAGGATGCCGCTTGGCTTTGCCATTGGTTACGCTCCCGAATCTTCGAAAACGAGATCGACGTCGATGTGCGTATCGGCATCGAACAAGGTGGGATCGGCGTTCGCGCCCACGCTGTTTTTCGTCTTCACGACGATCGTGGTGGGCGTGCTCGTGCCGAGGTTTGCGATCACTCCGCCCTGCGCGACTAGGCCCGTCGCATCGTCCGACGTGTTGAACGTGAAATGAGCCGAGCAGAGTTTCGCGTATGCATCTTCGAGCGTGATTAGGAACTTGCCAGCCGCAGATCGAGCGACGCTAGCAACGCCCCGAGCAACACCCGAACCGCCTCCGCCTACCGCTTGCGGGGGATTCCAAGAGCCAGCGAGCGCCACGAGCCGAAACGAAAGTTGCTTTTCGTTTAGCCCGAAGGTTCGCCGGCTGTGGAGGCTTAGCGTGCGAGAGGCCACGGTTAGCCCTGCTTCCGGAGGCGCAAGATGATCGCCGCGATAGGCACGATCACGCCCGTTCCGAACTTGGAGATCGCGAAGTAGACGCTACCACCCGGAGGCACGGTCACTTTGTCCGCTGCCTTTTGAGTGAATGCTTTCGCGATGCCCGCTAGGAACGTGCCGCCATCCAAGAGGGTCGAGAGCACGGATAGCGCGACTTGCGGCGTGCCTCCGAGCCCATCGTCCGTGAGCACGTCGATGCGTGCATAGTTCGCCGCGTTGGCCACGATGCCGGAGCCGAACGCCACGACTTTACCGCCTACGATCTGCACGTTGCAGTCATAGGGATTCACCCACACGAAAGTATTGGGCGTGACGTTGCCTGCTCCGAGATCAGCGTCCGTCTTTTTATAGAGGACCCATTCATCGTGCAGCGTATTGACCGCGGGCTCGCCCCCTTCGTCGAGCCCGGAGGTTCCCGCCTGTTTGGCGATGATGTTTGTGATTCCCATGGTTCGATCCTCCGGCTACCAAACGAAAATCACGGCGTTACCCGGATTGTCCTGGAATAGGTTTCCGTAGCTGCCGATACGCCCCTGATAGGCGTCATCGTCTGCTGCGCGCACGAGCTTGCCGATCCCGTCTTCGTTCAGCATCATCGGCGCGTCGCCCGCGGTGCGTAGCGTGATTTGATCCGTGTCTACGCCCCAACCCACGCCACGCGGAACGTCCACCTCAGAAACGATCTGGATCGTTCCCGTGGCTCCGTATACTTCGAGCGCGGTAAAGCCCATCCCGGCTTGCTTTGCAGAAACCTGGATCTCTCGCTTGCTGCCCATCTCTTTCACGAGATCGCGGTAGTCGAGCGGGTTCACGAAGCATTGATTGATGGTGATGCCGTTGATCTGAGCTTCGGCAGTGCCATCGATCAGCGTTTCCTCCTTCGGCTTTCCGAGGCCGTTCACGCGCGCGCCTGACACACGGGTCGTGTCCGTTGCGCTGCGATCAACGCCGAAAAACGAATCGCCAGCCGTGGGAGCCACGACCGGATTCCATCCGCGCATGCCGGTCATTGCTTGCGCGTAGTCGCCACGCCGAAACACGAAATCGTTGACCGTGATCAGAGCCACGGTGTTCAGATTCGCGCTCATCGTGAGCGTGCCCGTGTCGCGATTGATCGCGAGGATCGTCAAGCGATCCGGAGCGCCGCGACGTCCAGCGGGGGCCGCGCTCGATCCGTCATCGGATGCAAATTCGAGCTGTTGCCCGACTTCGAAGCCCACGACATCGGTACGCGATCGCAGCACGAGGTTAGGGCTAGCGAGGACCGTAGTAGCCGCTAGCTGGCCGAGTGCTCCGCCGCCATTGCCCCAAAGTTTGCGGGCTACTGCGCGCGCGTACGCATAGCGAGCCTTATCGGCTTGCTGCTTGACGGCCTCGACCATCGCGTTCGCGTTGCCCTTCGACCGCGCGATCAAATCGCCCTGGATCGAAAAGACCTGATATTCCTTGCGATGCGAGACGAAGAAACGGATTTCTTTCGTCGCGTCTTGTGCCGCGAGAGCATCCGCGAAGTTCGCAGAACCGCCCGCGGTCGGGCCGACCGTAACGTTTACGTATCGCCCTTCGGATCCGAAATTGGTATCGGAGCCGATCATGGATGCGAAGCGGCTCGCCTTATAGAGCGGATCCGCCACTTTTGAGCCCCAAAGCCGCTTTAGCAGCGGGAGCTGATTGGTTGTATTTGCTGACGCCATGGAAGCCTTTCGCTTCCCGCGTTCGCGCTAACCGAATAGGTCGCGCATGAACTCGGGATCGCTTGCGAGCTCGGCAATGCGCTCGGCTTCGGTCATCTCTCTGACCTGGCCTTGCTGCGTCTGGAGCCCTGGGTTGAGTGACCTTCCCGGCGATCGCTGCGTCGGTTGCACAGGCTTTGCGGCGTTAGCCGCGGAGGGTCCTGAGCCTCCCGTGATTTGACTCACGGCCGCGGGTTTAGGCGCGGTTTGATGGTAGGGGGCGAGCTCTTGATTCACTCGCGTGTAAGCCTCTTGCCAAGTGATCGGGCGCCCCGCTTGATGGGCTTCCACGATCATCGTGGTGAGGTAATCGGCAACCTCGGCGGGCTTCGTATTGGCGAACGCTGCGAGCGCTGGATAAGTCTCCGCGCCCTCGATCGCGCCCTGCACTAGCCGCACCTTCGTTTGCTGCAATTGCTGGCGCTGCCCGTGCTCGTGGGCTTGCGCGCGCTCGGCTTCGCGCTCTTCGCGTAGCTTGCGGATTTCGTCCCGGAGCTCGACCACCTCGGGCGCGGGCGGCTTCGCTCCGCCGCTCGCGGCGCTGATCGCGATTTCCTCCCAAGCCTTGAGGCCGTCTTTCCGAGACAGACGGCCGAGCGCTTCTAGCTTTTGCTCGGGCGTACCGTTCTGTAGGAGCGCGAGATCGCCATGCACGGCCTGAACGAACGCGCGCGATTGCCCGAGCTCAGTTTTCCAGCGCTCGATCCCCTGTTTGAGCGACTGTTCACGCTTGGCCAGCCTGAGATAGGCGCGATCGTGGTCTTTCTGCTTTTCCCTTAGGAACGCTTGCGCTTTCTCGATGCCGCCCGGGGCCGCGAGGGCCTCAGCGCTCAGCGGATCGACCGCGGCCGGAGCGGCCGGCTTGGCGGGCTCTGCCGGGGCCTCAGCCGCTTGCGCCGCGGGCTCGGCTGGCGTGGATTCGTCGGGCGCCCCGAGCCCTTCTAGCGCCTCATAGAGCCCGACCGGCTCGACGGCTACGGGAGCCGGAGCGGGGGGCGCTACGGGTGCGGGCGTGCCGGCCACTTGGGCCGCGGACACTAGGCAGCCATGGGAGCCGGGAGGGCATTAGGGGGCGGAGCTGCACTGCCGGGGGGCGGCGCTCCACCTCCGGGCGGGGGAAGCGTGCCGGCCGCTGCTTGCGCGGCTTGGTTGGTCGCTTGCAGATTCATCTTGTTACACATTTCCCAGAACTCGATCAGGCGATCCCAAACGTCTTCCTTGACGCCATCGGCTTCGAGTTTGTTGATCCGCTGCTTGGCGAGGCTCATCGCTAGCGGAAGGTTTAGATAGGCGTGCGGCGTGGCCGCGGTCATGTCGCCACGGATCGCGGCATCGAGCTTGTGCAAGATGTTCGCTTCCTCCGCGTTCGCGTCGCCCGTGACACTTTCGATATCGGGGAACTCCATCAACGCGCGACCCTCGCCCACGGTGAGCAAGCCGCTTTGGACGTAGTCCATGATCCGGCTGGTCTTCGCGGCCGGCGTTTGCGGGAGCAAGTTCGTTGCCCAGATCTTGAGGTGATACTTTTCAGCGCCGAGATCGACGCTCTTCCATTTGATGCGCTGCAGATCTTTCGCATCGCCGAAAATCACCTCGAAATCGGGGTTTCTTTCGGCCAGCATGCGGAGCCCATCGACCATGATCCGGCTCGCATCGAGGTGGAATTGTTCCCACGATCGGAAGCTCGTTGTATGGCGGATGCTCTCAGCGTCGCCCAAGTATTGAAGGGCCGGAGCGTGCTCGATGCCCGCTGGTTTTTGCGCGCTGATCGAGAGCTCCGATAGCCCCACTTGCTTCTCAGCCCAAGCGATCAGCTTGTCGATCTGATTCAGAAACTCGGCGGGGACGCTGTTCGGATTGTAGCAATAGACCGCTTGCGACGGGCTGATCGATGACTCGAGGATGTCAGCCCATCCATTCGTGAGTTTCGATTTGTTCAGCTTCGCACGGCGATCGATGATCAAGCGCGGCACGGCGTGCAAGTTCATGATCCCGTCCACGCGGATATTCATGCGCGTGATCGCTAGCTGGGCACCGGCCAGCGTTTCCGGAATGCCGCGACTCCAGAACCCTTCCGGGTTTTTCATCGGCTTGAAAAACGCGATCGGGAAGTAGGGGAACGGCCACGGCTCATCGCTGAGGACCTGCCCGCCATTCACGCCGTCGATACAGATAATGTGTCGCCCGTCGTGCCCGGGATCGAGCTCGGGATCGAACGCGCCGTCTTCATTGATCCCGAAGCTCTTGGGCTCTTTCAGATCAACGCGGCCGCTTGGCAAGTGCCACCACTCGAAGGCCTCGACCATATCGGAGATCGTGCCGGCCTCGACCATGTCCATCCCGAGCAAATCCGAGCTCGCAGGCCGGGCCATGCGCACGGCCTCGCGTGCTTTCTCTTCGCCCTCGCCACTGAAAAAATTGATCAGCGAATCGCGCGGCACGAGCATGCGATGCCCGATTTGACGCGGCTTCCCTAGTCGCGCTTCGCGCTCGGGGACTAGGATCTCATGCGCGAAGATCCGATCGCCAAGGATCCGATTGTTCGCGTAATCGACGCAGAATTTCATGCACCCGGCATCAAAGAGATTGCCGTCTCTGCAAACGCTCATCCCCTCATCGGCATACATGCCGACTTGATCGAACGCGGCCTCCACGGCCCGCTGCATGCCCTTCGCTTTCTCTTGCAGATCCGGATCGCCGGCATCCGTGAGGAACATCGGGCGCACCTTATTGCGCACGATATGAGCCGTTTTCGTATCGACGCACGACTGGACAACGTTGTATCCGGGCGGCTCGATCGAGGGCATGCCGAAGGCCTCGGCATCGAGTGAGCCCGAGCGGTTCCCGCGTAGCGAATGGCGATCGTTGCCGAAGTAGAGACAGAGCGCGGCTTCGGCGAGTGAAAGACGCTCATTGCCGGAGTGGTGCCAAAGCTCTTGGCTTAGCCGCACGAGCTCTAGCGCGGGGTTCTCCGGCCGCGAAGTATCGCTAACCGGATCATAGATCGTGTTTCCACGATCCCACCATTTCGGCGATCGCGAGCCGTTGATCACGCAGCCGAGCGGCCGCGATTCGCGAGACGCAAGGCAGCCGTAATAACGGCATCTTCGGGGCCGGGCGCGGGCTCCGTATCACGCTCGGCAGTGAGCGGATCGGGTGCGCGATCGGCGAAATCAAATGACAGGTCTCCCCACGAGAATCGACGGATCCCAGCATCCCGGAGGGCTACTACCAGGCGGACAATGGCATCAGGATCTAGAGGGGAGCCCTGCACGAATGGAAGACCTGTACGATCGCGCGGCAATTGTCAAATAGTCGTTTGAGTATCGAACTAACCCCCGCCGATCCGTCGCGTTACTTGGGTCCAATGATCGGCCGAATTCCGCGCGTTTATTCGCTCTCGCAGGCTTTCGAGCTCGTCCAGCTTGGGCGCGTCGGGGCCTTCGGGGGGCGGAGGCGGATCGTGCAACGCGAGCGAGAGAGAGGGCACGTAATCGCAATGGCGCCCGTCACCCGAGCGCGGGAGCACGAGCGTTACCCCGTTTTGGCTCACGCGCTTTCGAGCGGCTTTCATGTCTTGTGCGAGCTGGCGATCGGGGGGCAGCTCTAGCCGCCCATCGCTCAGGATTTGGGCAACGCGCTCGACCATTTCCAGCCGGTTCTCAGCCGTGATTTTCACCTCGAACAAGCTCAGCCCGTGCACCTCAGCGAATTCGCCGATCGTGTCGAAATTGTGCTGATCGCTATACACAGTGTCGACGCCATACTCTTCGCAGATGATCGCGATCTCTTTTAGGATCTCGCTCGCTTTGAGCGGGCTTGCCTTGCTGCCTATCCACTGCCGAGCGAGCGCGACCGAATACATGGGCTGTACGCCTCCGGGCCCGCCGAGTCCCGTGCATTCGATGATGATCAGGGTCCAAGCGTTGCCGCGGAAGGCCGGATCCATCGCGGCCGTGTAGTGGTGCTTTGCAACACGCGGGCGAATAACGGGGCCCTCTCGCGTGTGAGCTTCGATCTCGATGCTCGCGAAGATCCCATCTTCCATGTCCGCGAATTCAGCGAGCACATTTGTGCGGTATCGCGTGGGATTCGTGCGTTTCAGGTTCGCGCATCGGCGCTTCGTCCAGTAGACCGGATTCATCGCCGGCCCGGGTGCGCGCACCACGATTACCTCAGCGCACGGCTTGCCGAAGTAGGCGGCAACGAGATCGAACACTGGCCCGAACGGAGCCCACGGCGATCCGATCATCAGGATCTGTCCGCCTGGTAGTACGCGGCCCGCGATCGCGCCGAGTGCTTCGTCCAGATTCTTTTTCGCGTCGCTCACGCCCGCCATGAGGGGCGCCTCATCGAAGATGACGGCCGGCATCCATCGCGCCACGAGCGTCGATCCGCTCTTCGCTAGCGGAGTCGTGCAGACTTCGATCACTCTGCCCGAAGGGTGACGGAGCCAAAAAGACTCGGCCGTCGGCTCGCCCACGAGTAGCGATCGCAAATAGGGGCTCGCCTGGATCGGGCCGAGCATGTGAGCGAACACCGCGCGCGCTTTGTCTTTGTCGACCGAGACGATCGGGATCCGGAGTTCATCGCCGACAGAGAGAAAGTCGAGATCGAGGTTAACCGTTTGCGAGATCTGCACGGCTTTCGCCGCTGCGATCATGGATTTGGCGGTCCGGATCGCTGCGAGGATTAGCAGCCGTTCGGGCGCAACCTCGGGAGGCCTCACGCCTCCGAAGGCAGCGCGGACCGTTTCGTTTTCCCAAAGCTCAGCGAGCGGGAGCCCGTCACTCACGCGACAGATCGCGCGCTGCAACGGGCTCGCGGTACGAAGCCCGAAGCCGTGCGGGCTGCAAAGGACGGCCTCTAGGCGGAGCCGTTCTAGGCTAGAAGGGCGCGTTTCCAACACAGCCTAAGGCGTGCAGAAATGCGCATAAGGAGCCGAGTCCGCTGCAAGCGGCTGAGCCTAAAACGATCCTCGTTTTTCCGTAGGTAGCTTTGCATCGCTTTCAGCTTGTCGGGCGGAGCGCCCTCGATGTCTTCGAGCATTTGCATAAACTCCCATCCCGGGATGCGGCCTACCGATCGCTTTGCTTTCGCGACCGATCGCTCTCGTCTCATCGTGGCGTTGATTTCTTTCTTGTGCCGCTCTCTCCACTTCTTTTTGTTGCGCGCGATCGCTTGTTTCTTGAGCTCCGCGCGTCGCTCGGGAGTGAGCGGGGAAGGGATGCCGAGCACGACCGCTAGCCGTTCGAGCGTTGCCGGCTTCAAATAAAGCGAGCGATCGGGCTTCGGTTTGAGCTTCCCCATCATCGATCGAACCAGAGCAGCAGAAACAAAAGGATCGGCCCCATCACCATGAGGTAAGGGAGCCACACCGGCCAATCATTCACGATGGCGCCATGCGTTCGAAGTAGCGTTCGCGGGCCTTGATCAATTTGTTCAGAACGATGTCCATCATTCCGCGGCCCATCTCAGTCACGCCGTGTTTAGCGACCGATGCGAAGCCGTCTTCATAGGTAACGCCCACGGTAAACGGGCGCCCCTCGCGATCCTTGAACTTGCAGACGAACCCTTGCCCGAAGCCGTCCAGGTTCACGCCCACGCATTTCAAGCCGTGTTCGTTGCCCCTGAGCTGATCGGAGAGACCTGCACGAAAGGCCCGGGCGAACCTCTCGAGTTTGTCTCTCAAGTCGGGCGGGATGTCGCGTGCACGCGCGTCGCCTTGCGTGCTCGCTACTTCGTCAAACAGATCTTGAAAGTGTTTCTCACCCTCGCCCTTGGCGATATCTTCGTTTACTTCTTTCGCAACGTTGTCGAGATCTGGATCGTCGCTATCGGGCTTGTTCATGACTCATAGCTCGCGGTCGCCCACGCCTCCCAAGGGTGAGGGCGCTCGGCCGTTGCGATCGCCGCCTCAGCGATCCGATCGTCGATCGGCGCGTGCAGCGCGCGGTTAACCCCCTTGAGTGAGAAGCAATCGCCGCACATCCGAAAGTCGGGCGTGAAGATCTCGGCCCCGCACTCGCACTTAGCGCGGAAGTGAAGGAGCCAGTCCTTGAACGCTGCGAGGCTACCGAATTCGCGATCGATGTCGCGGCCGTTCTGCAGATAGACCGCCGCATGGCCCGGAGCCCTGATCAGCGCCGAAACGAAGGTTTTACCGGGCGTTCCCGACCACGAGATCGAAACGTTGGGATGCTTAAAGATCTCCCGCATGGCTCATCGTCCTTTGCCCTCGGGGATCGGATATCCGTTGCGGCAATTCGCGTAAGGGATCCAGATCAGTTCTCCCCCGCGAGCCTTGTCCTTTTCGCACAACACGCCTCCGAGCTCGGGATGGAGCTCGATCTTCCACCCGGCTTCATTCGTGAACATGCTCACGGTCGAGCCGGAAACGTGGGCCATGTCTTTCAAGTGCAATTTGCTGAGCAGCATCTAGGGTTCTCCGCTTTCTTCCTCCTGATCGTCATTCGCTGAGCGATCGATTTCACTTGTTTCGCCTGGCCACGGATCGCTCTCAGGGAGTGACCCGAAGCCCGTAGCTTCTTTCGGCGGACGGCGCGCCACGCTATCCCCCGCGGGTTGGAAGCCGCGCCCGGGCTCCGTGAGCACGCGCGCTAGTGCCTGCGTTCCATGGCCCAATGCCTGCATTTCTCTCCGCGCCCCTCTCTCTTCCTTGCACAGCGCTAGCGCCGCGGCTTCGAGCCCCTTAGCCAATACGCCTAGCTTCGAGGCCTTGCCCATGAGATCGGTGTCATCGTCGCGAGCGCCGAGCCCTCGAATGTAAGCGGCATCCGCGAACGCAGCGGCCGCTTGTTCGAGCAACGTGCAAACGCCCGCGCTCACGTAGCCGTAATGGTCCGAGTATTCCCGGATGCGATGGCGGAACCAGTCCCGGCGATAGGCTTGATCGATCGCCTTCCAAAGTGGGCTCGCTTGCTCGTGCAGTAGCCGCAAGGCCTCGCGCCCCGCTTTCGTGCTCACATACTTCGGGGGCACGCTGAGCGGCGCGATCAGCGGCGTTCGGGGCAGCTTAGGCAACGGCTACGCGGTAGCCGATTGGCTCAGCGTCACACATACCGCTCTCGACTGCTTGCCCTGGGAGCGGCGGGCCAGGGGGCAACAAATGCGCGGGGGAAGGACCGAGCAATTCGGACCCCCTACATTTCACACGCTCACGAGCAGCCGAGCGATCCGAGCGCGCTACGAGCCCCACGCTACCAGGGACGGACCGATCCTTCGAAAACGAAATCACCGGTACTCTCCAAAAAGCGGGCATCCTGTTTTGGCTCCGATCAGTGGTACCAACCTCGAAAGCTGTAGGCGTCGCCACCCCCTGAGAGGGGGCCCCGCGACCTGCACCCCCCGGAGGGGGTCAAGAGGGGAAACATGCTACCTATCTTGATGTCCTACCTATTTTATGTGGGATATCAAATACATGCGACAGTGTAGGCAGGCTTAAGGGTCTCTCCGGGGCATCACACATCACCCCCCAAATCGTAAAGCGCACTCGCTTTCGCGCTTGCCCCAACACCTCGGGCATGGGTCGCCCCTCCTAGCGGATGGGCTTACGCTTCCGAGCTGGCGATCTGGCTAGGATCTCCCACTCATCGGGCGTATCTTCTAAGCCGATCACGGCCCTCGAAAAGCGCAAGCCCCCTGGCGCATTTCTTTGCCCGCCTTCGAGCACGATCCCCTAAAGCACAAGGCGAGCGCGCGAGGCTTTCGAGATCTACAGAGTCCCTGGAATGCTGTCAAGACTGCATTTCTAGGGCCAGGTCTCTATTTGAGACCGAGTGATTCTCAGCATGGGGCTTTAGGAGCTGGCCGGCTCTGCCGTAGTCGATTGGCAATGCTCACTCGCATCATGGCCGCTCTGTTCGCTCTCTCGACCCTCGTGCTCGCCATCGTGGCGTTCGGCTCGCCTCCCGCGTTGGCCGCGACCGTGCACGCTGCGAAGCCGGCTCCCCCGAATCCACCTGTGACACCTGTGACGTGTGACACCCAATTGGCCGAGGCCCGAGCCGACCTAGCCCGCGTGCGATGGGCCCTGGACGTCGAAAAGCGCGCACTTGCGGCCACATGCCTCCGCCTGCACGAGGCCGGCGAATACTCCGTGGTTTGCGACAACGGTGCACGATGAAAGGCAGCATCCTCTATTGGGGCTTGTTCCTGGGCGCGTGTCTGTTCTTGCGCGCGCACTGCTGACACGAAACCCCCGCCGTTCTGGCCCTGGTTTCGTGTCGTGAAGAAACCCCGCCCTTTCTTCACTGCGATCCCGCTTGACCCTTTACCCCGCGTATTTGAACCGCAGGCCGGTGCAGGTTTTCGGCTGGATCAAATAGCGTGCAGGTAGTTCTATTTGATCGGACCAATTCGATCGTGTGCCCTTTACCCGCTCTATTTGGCCCGATGGCCGCAAGCGTACAAATTAGGCACCCAATTTTGTACGCCCCCTGTCTAGCCGGGAACCATTGGGCCTCGTTTATTTCCATTTGCCGGCTCGCGCCAAGTGGAGCTAGCTTCCGCCTCGGCCGCTTGCGCTCCCGTAAGAGCGTTCCGGCCTCCATGGGCCGTTTCTCCGAAAGGAGTGGCGGCCCTCACCATTTCAGCGCCCTAGCGCCCCTTGGCGGCCCTCACGAGAGCCAATAGGCTCCGGAGCATGGCAAGCGAGCGCGTGTTGATTCTGGGCGTACCTCGGGCCGGGAAAACGACGCTGGCCGCTCGTATGTGCCCGACCGGCGTTAGCCCCCGCTCAACCGATGCGCTCATCCGCGAGGGGTGGCACACAGCAAGCGATCAAGCGGCCCTATGGCTGGACGCGCCCGGCCCTTGGGTCATCGAAGGCGTTGCAGCCGTGCGAGCGCTCCGGAAGTGGTTTCGCTTGAACCCTCACAAGCGCCCACCCTTCGAGCGGGTGATATGGCTCGGGAGCCCGCGCCTACCGCTGAGCGAGCGGCAAGGGGCTCTAGCGCTCGGCACGGCCTCGATCTTTGGTGAGGTGCTGCCGAGGCTCGAACGCTGGCGCGTGCGCGTTGAACGGCGATAGCTAATCGGCTACATCGGAGCCGGCCCTGATGGGAGCTTGACCGCGCCTATCGGGGCCGCTTGCCCGCTCGCCAAAGCTCCCAAAGCCGGATCGCCTGCACGATCGCCAGCGTGAGAGCGAGCACGGGCACACTGTTAGCTAGCAATTGATCGAGCCGGCGGAAAAGCTGGATCATTCGATCGGCGTTTCGTCGCTGCCCGCGAATTCGTCTAGCGAGATCATGGCCTCGAAGTCTCCCCCGCGGCGTATGTAGTCCTTGCCACCATCGACGAACACCGCGCCACACTTGCACCATCGAAAGTCGTGGCGGCGCACGCTCTCGATCACATCGAAGCACCGGGCGCACTTGAGCGCGTTCCGAACGATCGTTTTCATGGTCGCCCCTTGCCCCGCTTGGGAGCCGTGATCGTGACGTCGATCCCGTGCTTCGCGCAGCACCCAATCATGTGCATTGTGCCGGGGCTCACGCCATCCCAATAGGCGAGGCAATGATGGGCGCCGCTCTGATGAGCCATGTCCACATTGCGGCGGAAGCCTGCTGCCTTGCCGTGTTTCTCCCAATTGGCAGGGAAACGGAGCTCGGAGAGCCGGAGCGCGTAGCTTGAAAGGCGCATTTGAAACCATTGATGAGCGAACCAATCGGCCCCCTTAGGGCACGCGCCGTGCACGATCTGGATCTCCGTGTGATCGGCTAAGAGCGAGTCCAGATCGCTAAACACTACGTCACGATCGGCCCATGATCGCGAGCCGCACACGATGACGATCAGGGGCTCTTGGCTTCGCACTTGCGATGGTCCTCAGCGAACGCTTTCACGATCGCCAGATACACATTGATCGGGGCGGGCAGATTCGGCTGATAGCTGAGCCCGCAACGCTCGCAAACGAGCTCACCCACGCCGCGCATGAGGATCCAGGGGTACCGGTTGCGCTTGCGTCGAAACATCATGGGCCTTCGGAGGGGTGAAAACTGCTTTGGGGTCTTTGAGCGGATGGCGCCGCACGCCGAAGCCGCTTAGCGCTGCTTGCCTGTGAACCCAGCAGAGCCCGTCCTTGCCGGGCAGTGCGTCGTTAGGGCAACGCATGCCGGCCCGGATCTGCTTGCTGTAGTGCACTGCTAGCAGGGCCTTGCAGCGCGGCGTGATCAATTGGCCTCGGGATCGGGCTCTGTATTGTCCACGTGGACGACGAACGCATTAACAACCCCCGCGGGTGTAACTGGTAGCGTGGCCATCTTCGCGACCCACTCATCGCAAGTCGGGCGCTCGTGGTAGAGGCCCCGATCGTCGCTCGCGATCGTCGCTTGGCAGTAGGGGCATTTGCCCATGCGCATGTTGCTAACTAACATCGGGATCGCTTTCCCATGCCGCGCTCGGCACTGTTTGCCCTAGCTGATCGAGGATCGCTTGCTCATTCTCTCCGCCCATGATCACGATGATCGGGCCGTCGAGCCTCGTGTCAGCTGGATCGATTCGGATCGGCTTGCCCTCTAGTAGTAGCTCGGTGTTGCGACGGCTCAGCCCGATCACGAGTAGCTGACGCCCATTCTCTAGTTTCGCCCCTGCTTTGATCATTGGATGGGTCTTTCGCGCTCTTGCTCTTCGATCGAGTCCGCCACGCTTCGGAGAACGCGCGGGATGTCGCGCAAGATGGCGTGGGGCGATACCCTTTGCGCATCGACCGCGATCGAGAACCCATCGCCTTTATCGCCGCCCTTAACCACTAAGAGCACGGCTTCGGCTCCCACGAGCTCTAGCGCCGCGCTCGCTTCCGCATCGTATTTGCCTTCGGTCGCTTTGGTGTAAATCATAGCCAGACCTCCACGATCACGGGGTCATCGCCGGGCATCCGGTGCATGCGTATCAGCCCCGGGTGATGCTCAGCGATCGAGGCTCGCGCCTGTTCGAGTGTGTCGCAGATCGCGAGCGGCATCGGGGCGAGCAGTGCCCCCGCGGTCGTGATGCGTGACTCACGGATCACGAATTTTCCCGGGTAATCCGAGGGGTTTTCGAACACCGTGAAGATCTTGAAATGGTCGCGTTCGGCTTTGCTCAATTGAGCCCCGCTTTTTCTTGTTCGCTCATCGGCGCGCCCGGCCATGGTGGGATGTCCCATCCCGCGTCACGCATGAGGGTTATTAGCTTGCCCATGATCGCGTCCATCTGCTCAGCGTTTTCGCGGTACCGTTCGAGATCGGCTAGCCGCTGCTTTGCTGCTCGCCACTGCCCGAGCGAGTAGCCGAGAAAGATCAATTGCCCAGCTAGGATCGTGGTGCAGAGCCAGGGCGGCCCCTTGAATATGGCCACCGCTTGCACCCCGAGCGCTGCGAGAGCAGCCAAGCGAACGCGCGTTAGTCCACTTGCCACGCGCTAGCCGCCTGCTCTGCAAGCGCCTCCACGTTCGCCCGCACATAGGTCAGATCGCGATACGTCGCGGGCGGTAGCCCTCGCATCATGGGCCCGAGCGCTTTCAATAGAGCGACGCGCCCGGGCGCGAGATCCCACGCATGATTGCAATCGAAGCCGAGCCAGTGATCGGCCCCGACTTGCTGCGAGTAGGTTAGCCCTCCATGCACGTGGACGTCGATATCGCCAAAGCCAACGGCGCGCCACGGATGCCCCTTGGGCGCATTCACGTAGCCGCACCACGCTCCGCCATGCTGGCGCATCGCAACGCACGCTAGGCCCGCGTGTTGCCAGCGCTCGAAGTCTGGTTCGCCATCCCATAGGCCCTCGCCCCATCCCGTGCGGTCGATCGGAGCCTTCGGGGGCTCGCAGAACGCTAGGGCGATCTGCCCGCGGTACCACCAATGGTGATTATCCCCACGGGCGCGGCGCTCGAAGCGCTTCCGCTCCCTTCGGCCCCACGCCAATGCGGCCGCGCTGATCATTGCAGCCCCGCGTCCGCGCAGCGGTGCAAGAGCATCGGGATGTCGAAAGCCACGACAACGAACGGCGTAAAACAAAGCGTGGTGATGTAGTTCGGTTGCCCGGGCCGTGAGATCGGGATCCAGACTTCGGGCGGCGCGCCTGCGTCTTGCAGCATCCTTACCGCCGCTGCCCGCTGGACGATGCGAGCCTGATCGCCTGACTTAGCCAGCATGATCACGCCCACGAGCAGAGACAGATCGCGCGCCTGCTCAACCGGGATCTCGCTGAAGTTCAGATCGTTCGCCGCGACCGTGAAACGCGCGCGGTAGTCGGCTGGCCACTCGCCAATTATGGGCAGCTTTTCGACGTATTCGGCTTCCGTCATCGTCATCAGTGCCTCCCCTTCGGGATGTCGGCCTCATCGATCAGTGTCACCCGTGGCTTCAATTTGAACTCGGCCAATTTGGCCATCCAACGCGAACACACGGGCGCCTGATGATGGACAATGCAATTCACGTTATCGAGGATCACGAGCCGCAAGCAATAAGGGCACGGGCTACCCGTGGCGCTCGCGTCGGGCTTCGCGATGCGCATGGCTCAATTGTCTTCGCTGCCCGGAGGCATCACGCGCACGACCGCGATCGGGAGGCAAAAGACAAACTCATAGCGATCGATCACTCCGATGATGTCGACCGTGCCGGGCGGCTTGTCCGCATAGATCGCGCTAATCGTGCCGGGATCGAGCTCCACGAATGGGGCTGCACACTCAGCGATCCGAGCTTTCGAAAACCATCCGCACGCCCGCGCGCCCGCTTCAGTATTGGCTATGATCAGCCCAGCTAGATCGCTCGTGTCAGGGCTCGCCATCGGCGCCGCGTCCAGCGCCTCGATCCCTGCAACGAAACACACCCGCTGCGCCTGCGTCCATTCGGCAGTGAACGGGAGTTTGTCGATCAGTTCCTCTTCCGTGATCATTGCCCGACCCGCTTTCGTTCGAGCTCAGAAGGCTCGGGGTGAATGAGAAACCCGGCCGCAGTCTCCTCTAGCCCCGCCGCGCGCAAGAATGGGTATAGGTTCTCAGGATCCAGCAGTGACAGGCCGTAAATGCACCCGAGTTTTTCGCCCAGATAGCTGGCCTCATGCTCGAACATCGGGATCGCCTTGCCGCTATGGATGTTCGCCTCCGTGAAGTCGAGGCCGTTCGCGTGCGCCCGCTCGCAGATCTTTATATATTCGTTGAGTAGGCCCGTGAATTCGATGAATGGGTGACACCCGATCGCCGTTGCCGCGCGATAGAAAGCTTTCGAAGCGTGGTGCATTCGAGCGAGCATCACCTCGCGTTCTTGTGGGCTATAGGTGAATGACCGATCGGGCGTGCGTTGCGGCTGCTCGTCGACCGGCAAGGTCAAGAGGCAGCCGATGCAATTCACCTCTGGCAGCTTCTCTAGATCTTCGAACGAAACCCAAAGATGACCCTTGGGCCACGCGCTAGGCGGCCCGATGAGCCCGCAACGGGCGAGCCCCTCTTGCAGCATGTGAACGGTTGCGCCGCTCACTGTCTCGGCCGGCTTGTTCATGCGGATTGTCCGATCTTGTAAAGTTCCATGGTCGCGGCGAACCAGAGTTTCCGATCTTCTTTGTCCGCGGGCATCGGCGCGATGCCATCGATCAACTCGACGAAATCAGCGAGCGCGGGAGCCTCAGCCGGATCTTGCCTGCTCGGGCGCTTGCCCGAGGGCGGGGCTACCGCGATCGCTGCTTTGCCTGTCTTGGGCGCCAGCTTGCCAGCACGGATGAGCCTGAGCTTTTCCGCTCCGCGCTTGCGCCCCGCCGCTTTCCTGGCTTCGGCTTGCTTGGCGGCTTCATCGCGCTTCTCTCGCAGGCTGATCACGCTGAGCCCAAGCGCTTGGGCGAGGATCGTCACCTCGGCATCGGTCGGGATCGCTTTGCCGAGCTCGAAGCAACTCACGCGCGCGTTGCCGTTCGGCGTCCCTAGTTTCTGATTGAAAATGTTTCCGATCGCCGTTTGCGAGATCTTTTTTTCCTCTCGCGTTCTGCGGATGACTGCACCTAGCTCGGTTGCGTGGTGCCCTCGGCCCATTTTTGCTCGTTTCCCCATTGTCTCCACTCACTCTCTATTGCCCGCCGAAAGGCGGAATAACTCACGTGCACAGCGAAACCACGCCTTGCGCGTATCGGCATCGATGGGCATCGGCACGATCTCGATCAGTGCCTCGATCAACTCTTCGGTCCCATCGTAGCGTTGCGCGCGTGGCTTCGCTTGCGGGGCTCTCGGCGTGGGTGAGGCTCGCGGCGCGGGCTCTCGCATCACGGCATCGGCGGGGCGATAGGCCGAAGTCCGC